CCATCTATCTACTAAAACTGTTCTCAAGTTATTAGTAATGTGATTTAATATATTCAATGTTACTCCTTTTAAATGATTGAATTCTATACATATTTAGTGACCTCAACTGCCAGCCAAAAAAAAGCAGACCGAAGTCTGCTTTTTAATTCTGTAACTAACTAAAACTTAGTCAGATGTGAATGTTACACCAGTTTTAGATGTAGTAACTGCGTACCCTAGAGCCGCTGTTAATGCTACGTCTAAGTCGCCACCGTTTGTAAAGTCCCAAGCCATTGTAGGATACAATGCTAGATTCAATACGTTAGATGCTGAACCGCCTGAAGAATCCATTTCATAAATCGCTATTGTTGATTTAGTTTGGATTGTTTGAATTGCTTTAAGCAAGTCTGCGCCTGGAAGGGCCGCTGATGCTTCGCCAGTAAATGTTACGATACCAAACTGAAGTTTAGGACCTTGTATGTTTACTGCTTCGCCAGTTGTGTATGCGTTTAATCCACCGTTAGTGTAAGATGATGCATCCTGATGGAAGACTGGTTTAAAGTCACCATTTGCTTTTGTAAATTGTGCCATTTTTCTATTCCTTTTGTTTTAGAAGTACACGTTCCATGCACTTCATCTATTAATTTGAACTTCACACCCGTGAGATTCATACTAATATTTAGTCCTTTATGAAAAAAATGCGGGTATGAGTGCTTTTATTTGCGTAAATTTTGAGCAGAAAAGCCCATTCGATTAACAAATTTAAGGCCGTTAGCAACGAAACCTTCATGTGTTTCTGTGCCATCATCTAAATATCCTTTGACAGGACTAGACTCTGCGGCTTTATCTAACTGATCTACAATGTTTTGTTTTAGATTATATAATGCTATCCAAATCTTAAAAGCACCTATTACACCCTCTTTATGTGCATTAAGATGAATAGAAATTTTGTTTCTCATAGAGTCTGTCATTTTTCTATTCTCTACAAAAGTTATGAAATCATTGTAAAGATTTTGTAGATTTCCAGATACTATTTTTTTGTTAACATACACAGTGAATAACATATTAAATGCATTACGTGCTTGGGGAGCAGTTTGAAATAATCCTTCTACAGCAGAACTATACTTATTAATTTCTTGTTCTGCTTTTTGTTTTAATTTATTGTTAATTTTTACTTTAGGTGTAATCGGCATCTTACTAGGAACAATTGCTACATCACTATTGTTATGTAAGTTACCAATACTACCATCAAGTGAAGTTGATTCGTCTGTAGTTTCTGCATTAGCCGGTATAAATGTATGAACACCCATGCCTGCTGTTTTGCCACCTAACATATGTCCAATTTCACTATCTGCTTTAACTTTATATGCAATTCCGTTTGGATTCATTTTAAATGAATAGTAACCATTTTGATCTTGTAATGGCTTAGCAAATAATAAATCTCCCCAGTAAAAGCCTGTTGACCCTCTATCTGCTTTTTCAAGACCAGACCATATAGAACTTATTATCTGATATAAATCTCCTCGATCAACTCCTCGGTTCTTATCATACTGTCGGAATTCTTTTGGGGAAAAGACTTGTCTGCCTGTACCGTCTTTTTTATTGAACATGTGTTTATCCATGATAGAGAATCTACCATCTTTATTACGTCCAAAGATTAATGCAGGATAACCGTCCCACTTGATTGTAATTGTGCCTGGTTGTGCAATCGTTTGTTCCATTGAACTGATTGCTTGTCTTGCACCTTCAATATCACCTAAGAACACAAGGTCTTCTGGATGATCTAAATGACCTTTTCCTTCGACTAGATTGATTCTTTCTAATTGTCGTAATGACTTAGCAATGACTTCTGAAAGGCTCATTGTTACCTCGACTGTAATAATGCTATTTTTTCTGCTCTAATTGCTGAATAACTTAACGACTCTGCTACTGCTTGTTTTTCTGGTTCTACTGTTCCGTCTCTTAATTGACTTACTGCATAATCATTAAGTTTTTTTGCCGCATCTCTAGTGGCGATACGACCTGTTTGTTGACTTGTCCATCTAGCACCGTGCCATGTATATGTTGTTCCATCTTGTTCTAGTTGTTCACCCTTTGGATAATTAGTCATTCCGTATGTTGCCGCATCTTCTTGCTTCTTTGCATATTTACTATTGAGTCTATTAGCAACATTTCCTGTTGTTTTTTCATTGTTTGAAGTATTTCTCCATACTCCCTCTTCATCAACATAATAGTCACCGTTATAGGATTTAGTTCCAGGTGGAGCCTGAGGATCTTTATATTCTTTTTTGAATTCTTTTTGAGGATCATATTCTGCATCTTTTTCTAAAGTATTTTTAATGGCTTCTTTACCGTCAGCGTTTTCTGCACCTGGGGGAAATCCGGCACCAATAGCAGAAACGGCCCATGCACCGTCTGCTAATTGCATAAGTATGTTTCTATCAATAACTGGTTTTGCTGGATTCTTAGAAGAATCATATACTTTTTGTAATTCATCCATAATATTATATAATACAGGTTTGCTGTCCCTAAATGCAACATCTCCTATCCATTGACCAAGCCAGTCTCTCATAAATATACGCAATTCCATTCCACCTGCTTGATCTACTTGATTTCCGTCTGCTTCAATAATACTTTCTACTATATAATTCATTTTATGATGAATGAATGCTTCACTTAATTGTTCATCTGAAACACCTACTTCTTCTTTCCCGTTCCAAGTTGGAAATGCTATTCTAATTTCATCATCTGTCATTCCATGAGGATTATCTTTATATCCCCCTGTTTTTAAGACTCTTAAAGTATATGGTTGCCAATTTTTTTCTTCACTACCAGTAAGGTTAGCCAATGCTCCTGGGTTACCGGTATGTGTTACATATCTGCCGTAACGTAAGTCACCACGATTGCTCGGAGCAATTTTTGGTAAGTTGGCTGTAAGTCTTTGCCACCATCCTTTTTTCTTTTTTGGATCTTTACCATCATCTGTTCCAGGAGCTCCAGCTGGAGGATTAATTAGTCCTGATCTGATCCCAGAATTGATGCTTGATAGAGCATCGGACATGAAATCAGTAGTGAAAAATTTGTATGATAATTTATCTTGGGGAGTTAATCCTGCTTTACCATCAAGTTTAGGTGCTTGTTGACGTTTTTGTTTTCCGCCTCCACCTGAACCACCGCCCCCTTTGGCTCTATCACCAAACATCCAATCTGATAAACTTTCTTTTACAATTACATCATCGAATTTCATCTGTTTGCTTATCCATTAAATTTTTTAATCGTTTTTGAAAAACGATTCTTGTCTCTTCCTCGGATAGCACTTAGCAATTTCTTTTCTAGTTGTTCAGCCTGAACGTCATCATAGTTACGTTGAATAAACTCAATTAAGTTTACAGCACTGGTAATGATATTATTGCCGCGTGACTCGACAATATGCGGAATGTCTCGGTTGGTACCGAAATTTTCTAATTCTTCTAAGAGGCTTTTAGTTTTCTTTTGCATAAGTGTAATTCCTTACTACTATTTAGTCGACCATGACCAAATTGGATATTATTTGTCTTTAAGAGTATTCAGTAAAGACTTAAGTTTAGTGCTTTGTACATCACCATTTACTTTCTTTTGTTCCGTATCTACTTGTTCGTGTACTGTTTGATCAGTTGCTCCTACTTGTGATGTTGTTTTAAACTTATCCATAATAGATTGTGCAGATGGTTGTGATGTGTTATGAGTTGGAGCATTAGTACCTGGATCTGTGATACGTAATGTTTCAATATCGAATGCTAACTCGACTTTTTGTCCTACACCAGAACTCGATCTTGTCTTCATTAACTGAATCTGATACTGTCCGCGTTCTCTCATACTACGTGATGTAAAGATACCGAATACATTGTCTGCTGTATTAATCTTACTGATACCACCTGAGATATGACTGTGATCAAATTCGATTTCTTCTACTGCACTTCTGTTTAACTGTGATGCAGTTACAAAAACTATATCTAATTCTTTTGCCAAGTTACGTAATTCTTCTGAGACATACTTGTCTTTAACAAACAAGTCACTAGGACTTACTTTAGCACTTACAGGCATTAACAAATCCAAATAGTCAACACACATAAAGTCTAGTTTCTTGCCTGTTTGTATTTGTAGTTCTCTTGTATATGCTCTAAGATCATTGACTGTAGACTGTGCCGGCATATATTTAATTTGAAAGTGTCCAGATGCTTTTTGCTTCATTTTTACTTTCATTTCAACATTGTCTAAGTCTCTAAACACTTCTTTAGCCTTTGTATCAGTTATCATAGAATCTATACGCATTGCTGATAGTTCTTCACTTAACTCTAAAGTGACATATATACCTGATAGACCTTGCTCTATCCAATTGACTGATAGATTTTGCATGAATAATGATTTACCTGAACCCGAACCCCCTGCAAAGATTTGCAGTTCGCCTTTGTTGAACCCACCATAGAGTTTTTGATCTAAACAGGGCCAGCCTGTTGATGCTTGACCATTGCTTGATTTCAAATGCATAAGACGAGCCCTAGGATCTTCAAAGTAATCGATACCTAAATCTCTTTGTAATGATATTTGAACAGCATCTTTGATTAACTTTTCGACAGGATCATAATCACCTTTTTCTAGCAAGTCTGCTGATGACATGATTGCTCTTTCTAGTTCTTGCCTACGAGTAAACGATTCAAACTCAGACATAAACCATTCATAATGACCATCATCTAAATCCGCAACTGGATCGATTGTCTCACCTGTTGTTGCTTTGATTTGTGTCGAGTCAGGAAGAATTTTATAAGAATCTGAATGTTCTCTCATAAACTCTGCAACAGGTCGTAGTCTTCTATCAAAGTTTTCAGAGTTAAAGATGTTA